TCAGAACCATCTATAAGGTTGCTGAGCAAGGTGCTGTTTCTAACACTGCTGCACAAGGTATCTTTGACCTTGATGTTGACTCCAATGGTAGATGGTCTGTTGAGAAGTTCAAAGGACTTCTGTTCCAGATTGAAAGAGATGCTAATGCCATCGCACAGAGAACTCGTAGAGGAAAGGGCAACATGGTCCTGTGCTCTGCTGATGTTGCTTCTGCACTCACCATGGCAGGTATCCTTGACTACACCCCTGCACTGAACTCCAACCTTAATGTTGATGACACTGGCAACACATTTGCTGGAACCATCAATGGTAAGTTCAGAGTCTACATTGACCCATATGCTGCTAACCTGGCTGCTGGCAACACTGCTACTGCCTCTGGTAACCAGTACTATGTTGTAGGTTATAAGGGTTCTTCCCCTTATGATGCTGGTCTGTTCTACTGCCCATATGTTCCACTTCAGATGGTTCGTGCAGTTGGAGAAAACACCTTCCAGCCTAAGATTGGCTTTAAGACCAGATATGGTCTGGTTGCCAACCCATTTGCTGAAGGTACAACTCAGGGTCTTGGAAGACTCAGAGTTAACAGCAACAGATACTACAGAAGAGTTTCTGTTAAGAACCTCATGTGATTCAAACTCACATATTTGGAGGGGCTTTTATGCCCCTCTTTTTTTATGCAAATAAATAAACATAAAACTCATGGTTAGAACTAGACAGAATATTGTAAGAAAACCTATTGCTAGTCAAATAACCAATAGAAATTTTCTTGCACCAAGTGGTTTTAAGTTCACTATTTCAAAGGCACCTAAAGTTACTTTTTTTGGTAACATGGTCAATGTGCCTGGTTTGACATTAGGTGTTGCTCAACAACCATCATATCTAAAAAGCATTCCTAGACCTGGAGAAATAATTGAGTTTGATGATCTCACACTTAGATTTTTAGTTGATGAAAATCTTGAAAACTATCTTGAAATTCAAAACTGGATTAGAGGATTAGGTTTTCCTGAAAGTTTAGGAGAAATATATGATTTTCAAGAACAAGATAATGTTGGCAATTTGAACAATAAAGAACTTAATTTGGATTCTGATGGAACTCTTACAATTTTAAATAATATCAATAATCCAGTGTTTCATGTGAATTTTGAAGGACTTTTCCCTTATTCTTTAACAACATTAAATTTTGATGCTACTCAAACAGATATTGAGTACTTTACAGCAGAGGTAAATTTCAAGTATACTATATACAATATTACTACAGCATGATAGATGATTGATTTGGATGGGATTCAAGAGATGTGGAACAAAGATTCCATCATTGATCCTGATAACCTTCATACAGAATCTTTGAATATACCAGTCTTACATTCAAAGTATTCTGAAATTTTTAACACAATTCTTCTTCTCACAAAAAAAGCTCAACAACAAAAGAAGAATATTCGTCATGAAAGATATGAGTACTATTCAGGAAAAGCAGATCCTGAAGTATATGTGCAAAATCCTTTTCCAAAAAAAGTAAGAGATAAGGAGACAATGCAAAAATATTTGGATGCAGATGAGAGATTATCTACTGTATCTTTAAAAATTGAATACTATGAGACAATGTTAAATTATCTAGAAAGTATTTTAAAACAAATTTCAAATAGAACCTATCAAATTAAAAACGCTATAGAGGTAAACAAATTCAATGCAGGATATGGATGACTCCAATTTGCCTGACTTTACAATGTTTGTAACTATAAGTGAAATCAGGGCACTACATTACTGTGTAGAGGAGGGGATCAAAAAATGGCCAGGTGCCCCAGCAAGACCACATGAAGAACAAGAGATCATGTGGAAGATGAGAGAAAATTTGGTTAGAATGATGCTTGAACATTCTTTTGAGAACAACTAAATAGTTGCAAGGTGAATTTTCATTATGGCAGATTTGACCATTCAAAAGATAAATGAAGTCTATCTACAAGTAAAAACAGAACCTCATATTGAATATGAGTTAAGAGATAGATTTACTTTTGAAGTACCTAATAAAAAATTTATGCCACAGTACAGAGGTAAGTACTGGGATGGATATGTTCATTTGTTTAATATGAAGACCAAGAGGATCTATGTGGGTCTTCTTGATAAAGTTGTTGCGTTTTGTGAGCAAGCAGGATATTCATACAAATTTGAGGAAAATAAATTTTATGGACTTCCTTTTGAAGTAAATGACTTTATATCTCAAGGTGGTGTCAAGGACTATATGAAGTCTATTACATCATTCAAACCAAGAGACTATCAAATTGAAGCAGTATATGATGCTCTAAGATATAATAGAAAACTTTTAATATCACCTACTGCATCAGGTAAGTCATTAATGATTTACTCTATAGTAAGATATTTTGTTGGCACTGGCAAAAAAATATTACTGGTTGTTCCAACCACTTCTCTGGTTGAACAAATGTTCAAAGACTTTCAAGATTATGGATGGGATGCAGAAAATCATTGTCATAGAATATATGCTGGTAGGGAAAGAGTTAACACCAATGAAGTAACCATCACAACTTGGCAATCTGTATATAAACTTGATAGATCATTTTTTGAGGAATATGATGTTGTTATAGGTGATGAAGCTCATCTTTTTAAGAGCAAATCACTAATTCAGATTATGGATAAACTTCATCATGCAAAATATAGATATGGATTTACTGGCACATTAGATGGAACACAAACTCATAAATGGGTACTAGAGGGGTTGTTTGGGCCATCATATAAAGTGACTCAAACAAAAAAACTGATTGATGAAGGACATCTTGCTACACTTGATATACAGTGTTTGGTTTTAAAATACAAACCACAAAAGTTTGATACTTATGAGGATGAGATACAATTCCTTATAACAAATGAAAGAAGAAATAAATTTATAACTAATTTATCTTTAGATCTTAAAGGTAACACTCTAATACTTTACAGCAGAGTAGAAACACATGGTGCTGTATTATTTGATTTGATAAATAAAGGTGCTATGGGCAATAGAAAAATTTTCTTTGTTCACGGTGGTGTAGATGCTGAAGATAGAGAAGAAGTAAGAAGAATAACAGAAGATCAAAATGATGCCATCATTGTTGCTTCTTATGGAACATTCAGCACAGGGATAAATATTAAAAATCTGCACAATGTAATATTTGCCTCTCCATCAAAATCACGTATTCGTAATTTACAAAGTATTGGTAGAGTCCTAAGAAAAGGCAAAAACAAAGTGAAAGCAAAACTATATGATATTGCTGATGATCTAACATTAGGGTCAAGAAAGAATTATACACTGAATCATTTTATTGAAAGAGTGAAAATTTATGTTCAAGAGCAATTCAATTATGAGATTATTTCAATAAACATCAAAGAATAGGAGGGAGCATATGATAGAAGATGATTTCTATTGTACCATCAAACTTAAACATAGTGGTGAAGAAATCTTTGCTAAGGTAGCTGCCTCTGAAGAGGATGGAAGAACATTGTTGTTAGTTTCTAATCCAGTCTGTATTGAAGAAGTTAAGATGAGAGGTCAAGTAGCTGGGTATAAGTTTGAACCTTGGTTAAAGACAACAACAGAAGATATGTTCATTTTGAATTTAGATGATGTATTAACGATGTCAGAGTCAGAGGACATTGATATGATTGTTTATTATCAAGACTTTATAAGAAAATCACAAAAGGGAAACAAAACAATCCCTGATAGAAAGATGGGATATATATCTAGTGTACATGAAGCAAAAGAGGTACTAGAGAAAATATTCAAGATTGATTCATCTAAGAATATTAATAGCTAAGCTTCTTATCTCAAAGGCAACAAACCTATTCTAAGTACGAATTAAAGTATTGTCAAGCTTGATGTATTAATCATTATTTGATATAATGTTGAATAACATTATTGTTTATTATGCCATTTGTAAACCATGCCTATGGAACTATGCGCAGACCTAAGAAGTCAGAGCACTATGTTAATAATAAGGACTTTTTAGCTGCCTTAGAAGACTATTTTATTAAAGTTAAGAGAGCAGAGGAGAAAGGACTCACTAAACCACAGATTCCTAGGTACATTGGTGAGTGTTTTTTGAAGATTGCAAATCACTTGTCATACAAACCAAACTTTGTGAACTACATGTTCAAAGATGATATGATTTGTGATGGGATTGAAAATTGTGTTAGATACATTCACAACTTTAATCCAGATAAATCTAAGAATCCATTTGCTTATTTTACTCAAATCATCTACTATGCTTTCTTGAGAAGAATCTCTCAAGAGAAGAAGCAATTAGAAATCAAGAATAAAATTTTAGAAAAAACAAATTTTGATGAAGTGTTTGATGCCAATGAGATTGACATCAACAACTATGCGGACTATAATCAAATTAAAGATAATGTCCACTCTAAACTTCGTTACTAATGAGAGTTGCCATCATTACTGATCAGCATTTTGGATGTCGTAAGAATTCAAAACTATTTCATGATTATTTTTTGAAATTTTATAATGATATTTTCTTCCCCTATTTGGAAAAAGAAAATATCACCACAGTTATTGACATGGGTGATACCTTTGACAGTCGTAAAGGTATTGACTTTTCAGCATTAGCTTGGGCAAAAGATAATTACTATGATCGCCTTAAAAAGATGGGTGTTCATGTACATACCATTGTTGGGAATCACACTGCATACTACAAGAATACTAATGATGTAAATGCAGTTGATTTGCTTTTGCGTGAATATGATAATGTAACAGTATACTCTGAAGCAACGGAAGTTACTATAGATGAATGGCTTAACGTATTGTTTATTCCATGGATCAACCAAGACAATGAGGAACGTACTTT